TAATTCAAATTCAATATACTAGTTCGTTCACTCCGAACATCACATTGAAGGTGCTCAAGCGTCGTTGGAGTTCATTCTAATGGCAAATATAGTAATTTCAAGAATTCAGCACAGACGTGGACGCCGCGAGAATTTGCCGCAACCATTGCTTCCAGCAGAGGTAGCGTTAACGTCAGATACAAACCAAGCATGGATTGGACAAGATCCTACACTTGCAGCATCAACTATAAACGTATATGCTGATAAGCTAGAATCAACAGCACAAACCATTGTTGACGTTAATGTCCTAGAGACACGATTCGATGAAAATATGACTATAACTGTTTTCAATACTCTTGTCGCAGAATTAGAAGTAGCAGGTGGCGTAACTCTTGTTGCTGATGACATCTTATGGGATGACACTTATCGCGGTGCTATTGAAACTATGTCATTTGTCGGTGGAACGGCGGGTGCTACAACAGGTGATGTAATTACAGCAATAAGCGCAACTGGTTCAGGCTTCGCTGGAACAATAACAGCAACGGCAGGTGTTATTGATGGCGTCGTTATTACAAGCGGCGGAACTAACTTTCGTTCAGCTAATACGACTTTCAGCATTGCTGGCGGGACTGACGGTTCAGTATCAGTAGCAGCCACAGATATTTACGGCTCAACTGTACATATTGCAACGAATCCAGTAATTGACGCAGGTAATACAATAGCAAACGTCGGTACGACTATAGACGGATTATCAGCAACCATTACAAATCGTCTAATGGCTACGACGCCACACCTTGCATTCGGCGCAGCAAGCGGCAACACGTTTGCATCTAGTTCATTAGTTGTTGATAATCACACCGAAGCAGCAAATGTTGTTGCGCTAATGAATCGCGTGAATGGTACTACTCCAGGCGAAGTCACAGGACTAGTGCATACAAACTTAAATATTCAACTCACTGGCGGCACTGATGCAGGTGCGACAATATTGCCATATGAAGCTGGCTTCTATTTTGAAGGTCTTATACTAGCTCCAAATGCGCTAAAATCGTTACACGTTACAACACAAGCCGTAACATTTACATCAGGCGTTGCTTCTGAAGCATATGCTAATACACCAATTACTGCGGCCGTCACTCAAATATATGATCTACAAAAGAACGGCGTTTCATTTGGCGATGTAACATTTAGTCAAAGTGTTAACGAAGGTGTTATTACAATTGGTGCAAGCACTTCATTCGCAAAAGGCGACCGCTTAGAGATATTTGGACCAGCACTCCCAGACGGTGTGCTTGACCAGATTTCAATAACTCTAACTGGTACGATTTCTGTCTAATGCCGTTTATTACAGCGAGGGTAATGAGCGTAATACGCGATGATAGTATTGCTGCACTAGCTGACGCAGGCCCAAACCAATCTGTTCTTTGCGCATCTACTGTTCAATTAGAAGGTGATATTGTCGGTGATGATATTGCAAACCACACATTTGAGTGGGAGCAAACATCCGGAACGCCAGTTACACTTATCAATGCAAATACGCTAACTCCATCATTCATAAATCCGCAAGTATCTGATTTGGAATTTACACTTTACTTAGATAGAAACACCCCGTTTGAAGATTCAGATGCAGTATTTATTTCGCGAGCGCCTGAATCTGCTTATGCACTGACCGGCGGCGGCACAGGCGTAGTGTCTACAAACCCTGTTGCTACACCACAGTCCAACAGACCAGGCAACAACATTTTGCTAACAAATTCAACTGCGCATGTTTCGGGCTGGGGATTTACTAATCCACCAACAGCACGATATAGCCCAATATTTAAAGCAGAAGACCTAGATCGTATGCGCAAAGATTTGACAGGTAGCTATTGGTTGATGAATGACATTGATCTAAGTGGCTATGCAAACTGGGATCCTATTGGATCAGCAGTAAAGCCATTCGTCGGTGAATTGCAAGGCAACGGTTTTATAATTGATAATTTAACAATTACTGATAGTGTTCGCAATTCAGGTTTGTTCGGAACAGTAGATGGGGCAACTATTGCGAGTTTGGGCGTTACAAATGCTAATGTTACTGGTCAAACAAGTACATGGTATAGCGGTATATTAGCAGGAGTATTATTAGCGAATAATGCATCTATTATTAGCAATTGTTATACAACAGGCGACATAGATTCTGAGGGTGATCGTGCTGGCGGATTCGTAGGATATACAGCAACGAATGTTGGCACGACATTTACTAACACATATGCTGATGTAACGGTCACGGGCGGCGGCACACGCACAGGAGGCTGGGCAGGATTCTTTGAAACTGAAGCGGTATATGTCGAAAACTACGGTAATACAGATAAAACAGCATTGTTTGTTGGCAGCTTAGGCGATACACCTGTTGCAGGAGAAGTCGAAGGCCGCACATCAGATCAATTACAAATTAGATCGTTATATAATGAATGGGACTTTGTTAATACGTGGGATTGGCCTCAGCCATATTTTGGTAACGTAGTTCTTCAAATTGGTTGTGAAGGAGCAGATGAAGCGCAAGTTCTGACGGATGCATCTAGTTACAATCATACAATAACCGTAAATGGTAGTTCTGTAACCGACACTGACCAATTTAAGGTGGGTAGTTCTTCGTTTCGTAAGGGCAGTATTAAAGATAGTGTAACCAGGCAGGGCACCGAGTTTGATATTTCGCCTACTGAATCTTGGACTGCGGAAGCTTGGGTTCGCTTTAGTGGCGACCCAGGTGCGGGTGATACCCCATTCTTTGCTGGCCCGTATCATTCACCCGGTAACCTAAACTGGCTCTGGCGACTCAACAATAACAATATGGAATTCATAATGGGTAGTGGAACAGCACAAGTCGGCTCTACCATACTAGCAGCATGGAATCCTGTTGGAAGTCAGTGGTATCATATAGCTGTATGCCTAGAGCGTGGCTCCACTGACTTTCTTCGCATGTTTGTAGATGGTACACAAATTGGTTCAGATAGTTCTGCGCTCGACGGATTAGGTTCTAATGGTAATCTAACAGCAAACTTCGGATTAGCTTTAGGCTCTTACTGGAATGGTGCAGTCAACTTGAGCGGCTGGCTCGATAATATTCGTATTGTGACTGGCGAAGCATTATACACTGAAAATTTTACTCCATCCGCACAGCCATATACGACTACACTACCGGGCGAATCTTCGGCTACGCTACAACGAGACAGAAGTTATGTGCGCGAAGGCGGATTCTGTGACGATCAATGGATGATTTTATGGGATTCGCCTGGCATAGCGGATCATCAATACGCTCCACCGAAGTATGCTTACAAAGGTGCAACTGTAGAAGAAAAAGTTAACAATGGGTGGGGATTTTCGCGATTCATTCCTAGAGAACGACTCGGCGCACTAATGACCCCAGCTACAACACATCGCATTTCATCACATTGGACACTTGCACTCGATGGCACAAGATTGAACCCAATAGGCGTAATTCCACTTAAAGATATAACTGTAGTCAACGATAAGGTGTTTACATCTAAAGAAACTTCTCCTCGATTTGGCCCGTATGGTAATAGTAGTATGCCACTCCCTGCTGGCGGGGTGGGAATTTCAGCGCCCGCCAGCATTACAATTGCTAACCCTAGTAAGATTTCCATGCAACAAGATGATATTGGTACATTGGGTGCTGGTGGTGCGGTAGGTGTAGCAGCAGAATTTACTATATTGCGTACAAGTGGACTCAATAAAACGCTAGGCAATGACTTTGATACAGTGAGCGGCGCTGGTGGTGCGGTAGCACTATCACTAGCACCAACTATTGTCAGAGTAAATGGCGCAAGTATCGGATAGTGATAAATACATAGATAATAACAAGGTAAATTATAAATGAAAGGCGTATACACAATAGAAAAATATGAAGGCACACTAGTAGATGGTGAGTGGGTCAAGGGCGATCTTATTGAGGTTATTGATGATCTCGAAAACAAGACCACTCCCCAATTAGCAATCATGCTCATGGTAAATGATACGCAGGGCAAGAGAACCACACAAATGGTTGTCGGCTATAGTACAGCTATGTTTCCTGGTGCTGAAGGCTTAGAAGCTACGTCTGCATATGCAGGAGAGGGCACACTACTCGCTAATGCAACGTATACAGCGGCAGCAGGCATGGATGATGCATTCTACGAAATTACGACTACACTTAATCCACCAGGAGCTGGCACACGATATATTCGTACAGTGTTCTTAACATCTAATTATGGTGGTTCATCAGATGATTGCTACAGTATTGTAGCATTAACAACACCGTGTCCTCAAACAGACGTACAGATTCTACAAATTAACTATAAAATTACTTTAGATGCCACCACGTTACTTGCTGAGGGAACGAGAAGTAGTTATGCTAACGAAGTATTCTTTGCTGGTTCATTTTCATCAGTACTCCCCTCATTCTCTAATGGTAGTGTATTTGTCGGATCTTTTGACAGAGACATTTGGGGCAAGGGTATTAAATTTCAGACTGTACAAGATGCTGATTTAGGCACAAATGAGATGTTCGGGTCTGGAAGCTCTGCGTTCCCTGGAACTAACCAACTAACAGAACATCTTTCTAAACAGGGTGTATATCAATCTACACTTGCAGGTCAGTTTGGCACAAGTAATGTTTCAACATCAAGTACTGATTGGTGTGGATATCCTGTTAAAGGCGCTGGCGCTGGAAGTAGTCGTGGAGTATATGCATGGGCAACAGTTGACAAGGGGACAGATTCCTCTATTCAAAATACGTTCGGCAGAATTGCTGACACTGGCGCAACTCGTAAAATGTTTTTGGATACAAACACAATCTCAACATCTGCCGCTACAGTATCTTTATTAGACAAGGGCGATTGGGTAGATCATATAAACGATAGCTACATGACGCCGTATCTATATCGCATTACGATGGAAACTGGCGGCATTGTAGGTACTGCTACGTATAAAGTTCAGCGCAGAAAATTTGGTCGATGGGATAGCAACGATGCAACTTGGCCACCGCTGGGAATAGCACTTCCGCAAATGAATTGTGTTTATAATGGCGGCGTACTGCAACACATGGATGATAACGACATTACCAATTCAAGACATGGACAAATAATTTATAATACTACTAATATAAACTCTAGTACACAACCTTCGCGCTGTAACAGTAATACGGTAGGATGGGCTGGCTGGCTACCACAGCGATATGTATTCCCCGAATTCATTACGTGGGATTATACAGGCATAACAATCAATAGTACAAACGGTGAATATACTAATATTGATACTGATACAACACCTGCACTAAATGTAACTGAAGTATTGCAAGTTGCATCCGATGGATCAGACATTTATATTGCAGATGCAGCGACAGGACTATGGAAAATTGAACGTAACATTGATGACTTCGTAGTTGGTAATTTTACAATTACACAACTATCACCACCTGGCATAACAGATGTAACTTCTTGTCGTGGTGTAACATCTAAAGGCGGATCGGCAATGGGCGGTCCAGGCAAAATTGTAGATGTACGGATTATAAAAGCAGGCTCAGAATATGCAGTTAGTGATACGGTTACTTTTGTAGGCGCAAACGGCACTCTTGCAGCAGCAGCAGTTAACGCGGTCGATGCAAATGGTGGCATAACTGAAATCAGAATAACAAACAAGGGCAGCGGCTACATTGAAGATCACTTGCAAGTGTATGTCTCATCTACTACGGGCGGAACAGGTGCATCGTTAGAAGCAACTATAGGTTCTGGTGGCGATGTTTGGGCATTGTTTGACGATGTAACAGACACCGTTATGTACCTTGCGCATACAACACGACTAACATCTGATCACACCAATCTCAACTTCCAAACAGGCGGCGATACAATTACTCGCACAGGTGGTGCAAGTGATTTCTTAGCTGAAGGCTTCTTGGTTGGACAGAAACTTATTATCAAGAATGCAGCAGACGCAGGCAACAATGGTACGTTTTCGATCACAGCAGTTACAGCAACAGTAATAACTGTTTCAGAGAACTTGACAACAAATGCCACCGATACAACAGCACAAATCGAAGGTGTGAATTGGGAAGTTATGCGATCTACGATCACAACTACCGAGACACTAACTTATGTTGCTAATGGCACAGGCGTTGGTGATACAATTACAGGCACAGGCACACAGTTTGATACACAAGGCTTTGTTGAAGGCATGAAGATTGTTATTTCAAGCTCATTATCGAACGATGGAATATACACAATTGCTGATGTAACAGGATTTGTCATTACATTAGTGACAGAAGACGTACTTGTAGCAGAAGGCCCACTGTCAGATACAATGGCAGCACTAACAGACTTCACAATTTTGAACTATACGAGTGGCACACCTGGTCGTGTAGGTTTTATTGGCCTGATACTAGATCAAGAACATGCGGATGATCGCTTTATGATGCTAACGCCAACTAATAAGAAACTTAATAATGGTACTGAGTTGTCTGGTTCTGGTGATGCAGGATTTGATTGGTGGTCATTTGCTAATAGCACTGGAACAACAACAGCAGGAACAACAGACAGAGTTCGTGTTGGTGCTGATGCTGATGGTGCATCAATGGCAACTGAAAGATTTGCTACACTTGCTGCAGGACCATTGAGTACAGGACCTAATCACTGGACTGTACAAGGCATAGCGTATAATTCATCAGGATACGCTACTTGGGGCAGTTCAACCTTGCCACTTAATAGAGGATTCGGTCCTACAAGATTCTATACGCCTCTACGAAATAGTACCTTTAATGTAACACTTCCATGTAGAGGCAATTCAAACTCACAGAATTTATGTACAAAAGATGTTGTCGCAGATATGTCTGCTGGCACAGCTTTTGATACTAGACTACTATATGATTATGGTGATAGTAATTCATTAGTTCTTGGTCCTGGCACTCCTTGGAATTTAGGATTCCACTGGGGCTACGTAGGACGCGGAATATTCTTGGCGCTGAACCATGATGTTAGTGTTAACGAACCAAATGCTGCGTCTTTCTTTACTTGTAACGGAAACGGAACACTTGCTGATGAAGCAGCATTGCCGTATGGATTTTGGCAAGAATATGGCTGGAACGGCAACGATTGGGTACTAGATAACGCAAGTGCTAAAACAACACACCCAGAAGTTAGCTTTAGCGGCTCAGGAATAGACATTACAGCGGCAACTGGTGTAATTGTTGGTGCAGGGTTTACTAATTGGGCTACAGATGGATTCTTAGTTGGTGACATCATTACTATTGCTACTTCAGAAGATCCTGCAAATGATGGGCTGTACACAATCGAACAATTATCTGGCACATCGTTAACTGTAACACCAGACAAACTACCTGCTTTCGATACAACAATACCAAATGATACGACTGCAACAGTAGTTGGTTCTCATGCACTTATTGATGGACTAGCAGTATCGTTTGATGATAACGTTGGCGCAGATGCACTGGTCGTAGACGAGTCATATGACACGCATGTATTTGATGGAATTCTTAAGGACAATGCAACGAACTTCTCAGTGCCACTGCGATTTACATGGAAGGCGGAGGATTCAGGCACCGACTTTAGTGATGCGGGATCTGCAACGTTTACGATGCCATCTGCTGATCGCGGTCCTGTCACTGGCGAAAAATTAGCAGGATTGTATTACAATGCAGGTTCAGGAGCTACATCATTGGGTCACTATATTGAACTAGGCATTGCTGGAAGTAAGAATAACATCAGTACAGGCATTGCGTTTAACCATGAAATTCCTGCGTCAACTGACTTTGAATTACGATTTAAAGCAGCAGGTTGTTACGCAGGTCACGAAATCCACATGGGAGTAGTTCCGTGGTCAACAATTACTGATGGTTCAAACAATATCGCTACTACTGAGCTTGATGAAAATATTAAAATTGAATTTGATGCTGTAACGTACCCAGAACAAGAACAATACACTGTTCGTGCAAAACTTACTGGTAATGGCGCGGATCAACTTGTTTATAGTGCAGATCGTGTTCAGATAGATACTACACAAACCCAAGTAGATTACGATGGTGTCACTGGTGGCTACGGTGACTTTATTGATGGCACAGGTTATGCTAACAACGATGTTATCACAATGGATGACGGATCGACTGTCACTGTACAACAATCTGGCACACAAGTTACAACATTCGTAATCACTACAGGAAGTCTCAGAACTAGTGGTCGAACAGAACGTATCATTGAGTCAGTCAACTGGATATTCAAATCTTGCGTTTTCAGGTAGCGTAGTAACAAGAACTGGCGGCACAAACTTTGATACTGAAGGATTCTTAGTTGGCATGAAGCTAATTATTGATGCTTCTACAGGCACAAGTAATGATGGTGTTTGGACAATTACTGCGGTTGGAACAACAACCATGACAGTTGCAGAAACATTCGCTACAGAACCTACAAGTACAGCAGGATACTTCGGCACTGGACTATATCAAGTAAGTGTAGCTCCATTGGGCGGCACAGGGTTTGCATTAACGCTAGGTACGCACAATGAAATAGCATCAACTCAGGGCGGCGATGAATTTTCGATGCATCGCATCGGCACAGGAGCAGGAAATATAGATTGGCGCTTGAACGGCGTACAATTTTATAACTACTCAGGAACGCTCAATGCTAACTATGGCGTATGTTTCCATGCTGACAATACAGATGATGTAAACATATATGATGCAGAAATAGATTACACGATGGACAGACGAGTTATGCGTGTTGGTAATGGTACAACGACAGGTGCAGATGATCTTAACTTCCGTTGTCTCCCATCTTTGCTTGGTGGCACAGATGGTCTTAGATTATACCATGACGCTGGCGCAGGTCCAGTTGAGTTTATATATGTAACAGATGGATACACGCCACCCGCTACGGGCGAAGTTACAATATGTTCATATTCGGGTTACTTGTGGTTTCACGACGACCAAGATGGTGAGACAATTTCGGGCAACTGGACGATTACGAAACGCGACAGATTGACGTAAGTTAAATATGAATAACAGCGAGGTATGCATATTTACTGTGCCGCACACTGGAACCCATTTTGCAGAAGCACTATTGAACATAGCTGATCTAACATATGATACAATTCACTGGCAACCACATTCCCGTCCGACTGGAAAATATAAGAAAACAATAACTACTGTTAGAAATCCATACTTAGCAGGCATTCGGTGGTTGTCAATCGGACAACAACCCGAAAGACTGGCAGACTCTTGGGCTACTTGTATTAAACACTTGCCTGCGTTGGATCATTTCATACTAGACATAGGATGTAGAGAAGCGGATCGGTTTACTCATGTGTGTGATGCGATAACATTTGCGGGCGGCGATCCAGAACTACACAAAGATGCACTTCGACAATTTGCTGATAACTGGGAACCATTAAACAGTTCAAATACAGATAATAAGCTTCGCTATCTTGCAGACGGCGCGCTTCCTAATGGATATGATTGGGGTAAGTTTAATCCCATAGCAGATTGGTATTCTAAATTAGAGACTAACGACCATGTTTAAGTATGGGATGCCCGATGCAATACTCTTGACTGTTCCGTATACAGGTACAAACTCGATAATTCAACTATTTCGTGGCCTCTGCGCGCACTCGCATATTCCTGATGCACACTGGACTGATAGTATTATCGAAGAACAGTGGAATATAATTATACACGCTAAGGTGATTATTACTGCTAGAGATCCGTACTTGTCTGCAATTAGAACTATACACAACAAGCAAGAAAACCCAATTGAAGTATGCGCAAATGCTTGGAATATATGTCTCAGTAAGTTGCCTGAAGTACACCATTTTGTATTTGATGTTGGTTGCCAAGAATCCGAAAGATTAAAACAATGTGTAGACGTAGTAAACTTTAGCGGCATAGTTGCAGAGTGGCACATATCAGATATTGAACGCTATGCAACTGATTGGGCACCGCATAATGAGTCACATAGCGAACACAAGACTCGGTATTTAGAAACAGGAGAATTGCCCGAAGGATATGACTGGAGCTTACTGGATGAAGCAGTTGAATGGTACGATAACTTATTGACAAATGACAAATAATTTAGTATAATACGTACATGTCAGCATGGAACAATTCAACAGCAGAAGAACGCATTGCAAAGTGGAGAGAGTTGCGCGAACAAATAAATGGCCTCGATGAGGAAGATCAACTAAATAGCATTGCAGAATTCTTCGCTAGTGTGCCTATCGGATCACGATGTATTGATTATTATACTCCTGATTCTTGGCCGACTCCGTGGGAATTATTGTACCATCAATTATTTTGCACAAGTTCAATCAGTTTACTAATCTATCATACCCTTTGTATAGCAATAGGAGAAGATCGTGTTGCTATCGTTTTAGCAGACACAGGAAATGATAGATGTTTGATTCCGATTGTTGATAAACAACGTGTATTTAATTATGAGTTGGGCAAGGTAAATAACATTACGAAATGCACCACATTAGAAATAGTAGATGAATTCCTTGATACAGAAATGCATCAAATAAAATAATAATAATAACACAGGAGCTACACAGATGGAAAATGCCACCACCAATGGCGACAACGGGACGCATCCCGTTGCACTACCAACCGAATATCAACAATTTATTCACCTTAGCAGATACGCACGATACAGAGAAGAATTGGGTGGTCGAGAAACATGGTACGACACAGTTACACGTTACCTTGATTTTTTTGAAGGACATCTAGAAGAACATTATCCTAGCGGCCTTAACGCATACAAGAAAGTTCGTCCTGAACTTGAGTTTTCAATTTTAAATTTAGAAGTAATGCCATCTATGCGATGTATGATGGCTGCCGGCAAAGCATTGCAGCGCGATGCGGTAGCAGGTTACAATTGTTCTTTCCTCTCAGTAGATTCTATTCGTGCGTTTGACGAGACTATGTATATTCTGATGTGTGGTACTGGTGTTGGCTTTAGTGTAGAACGTCAAGAGGTAGCAAATTTGCCTCCAGTGGCAGAAGATTTTTTCGATAGTGATTCTATTATCATTGTTCCTGATTCAAAATTGGGATGGGCTAGCAGTTTTCGTGAATTGATTGCAATGCTATATAGCGGTCGAGTTCCTAAATGGGATTTGAGTCGTTTACGTCCTGCGGGCGCACGACTAAAAACGTTCGGAGGTCGTAGTTCAGGTCCGGGCCCACTAGATGAATTGTTCCGTTTCGCAGTTGACATTTTTACTAATGCTACTGGCCGCAAACTAACAAGCATCGAATGCCATGATCTTATGTGCAAAATCGGAGACATAGTTGTAGTAGGTGGTGTGCGACGTTCTGCGTTAATCTCACTTTCAAATTTGTCAGATGAGCGTATGCGTCATGCTAAGTCAGGTAAGTGGTGGGAGCTAGAAGTACAGCGTGCGCTAGCAAACAATTCTGTTGCTTATGACGAGCGTCCTGAAATGGAAATCTTCATGCGTGAGTGGCTATCACTTGTAGAATCAAAATCTGGCGAGCGCGGAATCTTCAATATCGCAGCAGCACAAAAACACGCTAGCAAAAATGGCCGTCGTGACGGATCATTAGTACGGGGCACAAATCCTTGTTCTGAAATTCTCCTACGCAACAAGCAATTCTGTAATCTCTCAGAAGTTGTTGTCAGAGCGAGTGATGACTTTGAAACGCTAGCACGTAAAGCACGTATAGCAACGATTCTAGGCACATTGCAATCGTCACTGACTAACTTTCGTTATCTCAGCAGAGATTGGGCGAAAAATACAATCGAAGAATCTCTGCTAGGCGTTAGTCTAACAGGAATTATGGATAACGAATTCTTGAGTGGCAAGAAAGGCAAGCGCGATATTACGCTACCTGATTTTCTTGAGGACTTGAAAGCGGTTTGCGTTAAAGAGAATAAAGAATGGGCTAAGAAGATCGGCGTTAATCAATCAACAGCAATTACCTGCGTTAAACCCTCAGGAACTGTATCTCAATTAGTAGATTCAGCAAGCGGCATTCATCCTCGTTACAGTGAATACTACGTGCGCACAGTACGCGCAGACAAGAAAGATCCGCTCTCACTTTTCATGCAAGCACATTCTTTTCCCGTCGAAGACGATGTAACAAAACCTGCACACAACAATGTATTCAGTTTCCCTATTCATGCACCAAAGAACAGCGTTATGCGCGACGATATGGATGCAATTGAACAGTTAGAACTTTGGAAGATTTATGCAACGCACTGGTGTGAACACAAGCCATCTATTACAGTTTATGTACATGAAAATGAGTGGCTAGAAGTTGGCGCATGGGTGTACAAGAATTTTGACTATATGAGCGGCGTATCATTTCTACCACACACAAATCACTCGTATCGTCAAGCACCGTATCAAGAAATTGATAAAGCAACTTATGATCGACTAGTAAAAGAACTACCAAAAAATGTTGATTGGAAACAGTTGTCAGATATAGAACACGAGGACAATACAGTTGGAGCACAAACCCTAGCATGTGCGGCAGGCGGATGTGAGATTGTAGATTTGACCTCAGACACAGTAAACACACTAGACATACCTACAGGAGAATAAAATGTTAAATGATAAAGAAAGAGTATTTGAAGTCGGCAAAATAGTTGCATTTCGCATCACAACAGGTGATGAAATTATTGGCGAAATCACAAACATGGATAAAGAAAGTGTTACAATCAAAAAGCCATGCGGTTTACAGATTAACCCGCAAAATGGTCAAGTTGCGCTAGCACCAGCTACAATGCTCGGCGATCCAGACACGCCAGTTTCATATCAGCGCAGCGCGATTGTTGCACGTATGGTACCACGAGCGGATGCACTAGAATCATATAAAGAATATGCTTCTGATATTGCATTGATTAAAAAAGACAGCCTAGTTATACCTAAATAAGCGGATTTGATAAATACATGTGTTATTATTAGCACACGACACACAAGGAGTATATAATGGCACAAGGAAAATCACCGTTTGAGCTACGCGCAGATTTGCTATCATTAGCATTTGAAATTTTACTTTCGCAACATCGTGCTAAGGGAATAGACAATACTCTCGGTCAGCCCGATTCGGCGCCTACCGCAGAAGAGGTAATTGACGAAGCACGGAAGCTGAATGAGTTTATTTCAAAATCAGGAAACGATCCTTCCCGCAAAGCTTGACACTTCCAATAGTTGAGCGTATAATACTAGTATGCTACTAAAATTCACAAAGTGGATGAATTTCGATCCGCCGTCTTCTCTAGATATGGATGGCTGGAATGAATTTGAAAGCAAGTTCAGGAAAAAAGCTCCGATTCGCTATTTCATCAAATACTACATTGTATTAAAAATCGGCGACTTTTTTACTTGGCTATTAAACGTTGCTTGGGGCGTACGGTATCGCACTGTAAATAAATATCACCTCGTAAACACCAAATTAAATCCAGGATATCACGAAATTGATACTCGTATGCTACATGCGAATTTTGAATTGCTCGTTGATTATGTGGAAATAGAATGTGCGAACATGGCACATGTTGCTGATAGACACAAGCTAGTTGCAGAACGCGGGTGGAAGCACAGCTATCTGCCCCCAATTTTGAAAAGCAAGGAAGTTCGCAGTCGTGAAAAGGGCATGGAACATCTCAGATGGGAGGCAACTCTTGCTAGTGCAGAGTTAGGTGAGTTCGAACGCAATCCGAGCCAAGCTGCGAGAGCAATACAAGTGATAATTTTGTACACATGGTGGAAAGACGTACACCCGAATAGAGAAGAATTGCCGTCGCCTGACAAAGAAAGTGTGGGCTTAGAATTTCTCAGTCAAAAGTGGAAGAAGAAAAATCCAGAAATGAGCGCAAGGATCGACCAATGGGCACGGGACTCTCATAAGCAAGAATTAGACTGGGATAACGAGGAAGAAGAAATGCTGATTGCGCTAATGAAGATCCGCAAAGGACTCTGGACGTAAGTCATTGATTTTCAGCAATACATAGTCCTTGACATTCTATCAAGAATATTGTTATAATAGACACTAGGAAAGGAATAAAAACATGAAATTTCGCTTAATGAGCGACCTTCATCTTGAATTTGAAGTTCGTCCTAAAGATTTTACGCCGGTGCCGTTGCAGGATGACAAAGACACGGTCTTGCTCCTTGCTGGCGACGTTTGCACAGGCCTCGATGCTGAGGGCTTTCTGTTTGCAATGTGCAAGCGTTTCTACAAGGTTGTCTACGTCTTAGGCAATCACGAATTCTATTACAAAGAATACACTAAGCTTCGTAGGCAGTGGAACGAATATCCTGGCCTCCCAGGTAACTTCATTTTGCTTGACGATCATGCTGTGATTGTACAAGATCCGCATGTGAGTACTGAGCAGGTTCGTCTTGTTGGTGGTACGATGTGGACAGATTTTGATGGTGCTGATTGGCACAAAATGAATACTGCACAGCACGGCATGAACGACTTTTTCTGCATCAAGTTTAAAGAAACTCCTGAGAGGGACGGTAGCAAAGGTTACCGTAAACGCAGATTCTTGCCTATGGATACAGTTCGTGCGCATCAGCAAACTACATTTGTAATTCGCGAAACATTACGCACGCCATTCGATGGCAAGACTGTCGTAGTCACTCATCACTTGCCGCATCCGCTTTGCGTACATCGTCAGTTTCGAAGCAATCCTTTGAATCCTGCGTATGTATCAAACTTGGATGCAGACTTCGAAGAATTTGACATCGCAGTTTGGGTACACGGCCACACGCATACAAGCGTGGACGAAGAAGTACATGGCACAAGGATTTTGTGCAATCCTCGGGGATATACGCCCGATGATCTAAACAAGGAATTTGATGAAAAACTTACTTTTGAAGTTTAATCTGGCGACGGTATTCGCTATTCTTATTCTGCTGAATTTAGCAGATGCAACAACGACCTCGATATTAATACTCGAATATGATGCTAATGTCGAGGTCAATCCTATTCTACGAGATTTAGTCCAATCATACGGGGTCGGCGCCCTCTTTGGATTTAAGTATTTCTTAATCTCACTCTTGGGCATTCTGCTCCTCGCGCTAAAAACTGATCGACACATAATGGTAGCGACTTATGCTATGTGGTTTGTGAACATAGTCTACCTTTGCATAGCAACATACGGCAGCATTCTTGCCGTTGTAACGATAAATACATGATACGGAACCGAAAATATGAATCTAAAGAACATCATCTCCGCGGGGAATTACAGCGGCATAGCAACATTTAGCGATGTACACGCACACGCTAAAAAGCTAAAGAAGGGCATCAAATATGCGCTTAAGAATAACCTATTCATTGTGTTTTTGGGTGACTTAGTTGACGGGCACGATGAGCCCCTTGAGACAGTTTTAGCTGTCAAGCAAATACTAGATGCTGGCACAGGCGTATTAGTGATCGGTAATCACGACGATAAGTTTTATCGTTACGCAATAGGCAATCCGGTAATTCTCAAAAAGGCCAACAAGCAAACATTACTTGATGTTCCTAAAGGACAAGAGAAACTATTTTTACAAACAATGGTCGATCTTAACAATCACGCAAATTCAGATTATCATTTCGAATATGAAAGCTGGGTTTTCATTCATGGCGCATGTCACGAAGAAGTTTGGGAACGGCCAGAGAAACTTTCAACAAAAGCACGCCATCGCGCATTGTACGGTGAAGTAAACGGCGAGACAGAAGCAGACGGCTTCCCAGTTAGGCTTTACAACTGGGTAGATAAAATTCCTGCGGGATCAGGCGTTGTTGTCGGACATGACAGAAAGCCCTACGGCGGCGAGAAGCTTGCTGATACGGGACCGTTTGACCATACCAACGATCAAGGTGGTCGAGTGATCTTTAGTGACACAGGTTGTGGCAAGGGCGGCAAACTAACATTAACAGTCTTTGAATTTGAAGGCGACGGACTTGAGCAGGTAGGTTATGAAACTCTTTGAAATGGAAAAAGACTACAAGATATTTGTTGATCTCGATGGCGTAATGGCTGATCTCGACAAACACGTACAAGAAGTAACTGGCAAAACATTTGCTCAGTTACGAGCAGCAGGACACGGCTTTAGTAAGTTTGTAAAGGCTCGTCGCAAGGAAGGATACGGTGTTTTTGACGAACTCGATAAGATGCCTGATGCAGACGAACTTTGGAATTTTGTATCTCAGTACAATCCTGATATTCTAACAGCAACAGGATATCCTGAAGATAAAGCAACAGCAGAAAAAATACGTTGGGTGATGGATAATCTTAACGGATATAATCAGATCCTAACAACCGTATCGGGCGCAGATAAACACAAATACGCAGCCCCGAATCATATACTCATAGATGACCGCGATAAAGCTATTCTACCTTGGCGCGAGGCAGGTGGCATCGGGATTCTACATACCAGCGCAGCAGACACAATATCACAGCTAAAGTCCCTAGGACTCTAAAACAAAAACGTAAGTTATTGATTTTGTTGATACTATAGGTATTGACTTTACTAGAGCATGTGCGTATAATGTATTGAATTATTTAGGATAAGTGGTCAAAAGATGAACAAAATTTTAGATACACTTACGTCGGTATTTGCTGTTTTTGCAGTATTGGTATCTGGCGTCGGCACTTATGCGTTCCTAAACGTAGTCACTCGTCCCGAAATGATTACGGTAGCAGTTGAACTTCCCAATCATCGCAAAGGTGTCGTAACAATGTGGGATCCCGTAGATCCTGAAGTCGGGCTTGGCGAATCTCCTGATTGGTATGTTGATTACGAAGCTGAAAGCTACAACTACATTGAACGAGAACACGTATTTACCAATGAGAGAAGTTATACGGCAGCAGAACACGTATGCCTTGCTAAAAACATATATTTTGAAGCTCGCAATGAGTCTCTTAGCGGCCAGGTTGCTATTGCGCTCGTAACACTAAACCGTTTGCAAGCGGCACGTTGGTCAGAAGAAGTTTGTGGAGTAGTTTACGATCACAAACAATTCTCATGGTACTCAGATGGATTGTCAGATCGTCCTCGCAATTACACATCATATGACAGCATTGCATTAGTCGCTAGTCACATGCTTGATGCAGATATAGCTATGCATGACTTTACGTATGGGTCAACACATTATCATGCAGATTATGTTTCTCCGTACTGGAACGAATACATGATTTTAAAAGCGAAAGTTGACACACATCTTTTCTACTATGAGCCAGTAGTAACGACCGCAAGCTTGTAAAACAAACAAACAGGAAACGTAAGCGCCTCGACTGCTTGACAGTCGGGGCTTTTTTGTTTATACTGTGTGTCTACAATACTATTGGGAGATAGGATATGGACATGACGGGTTTCGGTGCGTTTTACGAGCAAACAATTTTTTACACATGGATGGTGCTTGGCAGCATTTCCGTGTTAATACTTCTTTTTCGTTTAGGTCGATTATTTTTCCGCTATATCAACACGGGCGGGTGGGACGAATTCTACAAAAGCTGTTACGGATATCATCTAATGGACGGTGACGGTCTTGACCTTGAATATGTTCCACTTCTATTTCACGGCATTCATCCTGGAGCAATCGCGCTAGATATTATTGCTTTGTTCGCTATCATATTATTTGGCGGAATAGCTTGGCTTCCACTTAGTATCATTCTTCCGTTTGTCATTGTTGCAGTTCTACTTCGCAAAAAAATCGCGAAGAAACAGGATTTTATTTCTAAGTTAGATGGAACGCATCCTGACTTACAAGATCAAGGCGACGGCAGCATGGTTTCATCTCCGACTCAAGCATCACCATAAGAGGACATTAAAATGTTAGAATTTATAAGCACGTTTCTTGACACACATTACTGGACAGTTTCTTATGCGTTATCATATACACTAGGGACAATATGTAGCATTGCACTCTTAACACGATTTGCACGAATGTTCCCGACATACATTAAAACGGGTAGCTTGGGCAACGATAAGCTAGGCATCTTTTTCAGCAATAAAGAATACAACGACATAGACGGCTGGGATTTTGTTAAGGTCAAAGTACGAGATTTCTTTACTTCAACACACTTAGAACCAGTTATCATGGACACATTAGTTTGTGCTTTTGCTATCCTTGTTGTACA